GAGGAGAACGATAGGGTGGAACCGGTCAAAGTAACAACTCACCGAAGTGAAGAATTACCGACCAGATTATTTGTTAGGTATATTCACGATTAGTTCCTTGGAGTTCCCTTCCGTCTTTACGGTTAGGGTCCAGTGCCTATTTAAGTCTTGAACGAGCTTGTAAAATAATACAAGATCTCGGGCAAACGCTTCCTTAAGCAAAAGGACTATAATTCGGTCATCAGCGTAAGTTTCTTTATGACTTTTATTGGATTTAGTACTACTCATAATGAGTTCTCCTCTTTATAGAGTTGGACAAGTTTGTGAGATACCAGATAATCACGATAACGAGCTACCGATAGCCACCGAAGGGAAGGGACCTTCTCAATTGCAGGAGTATTCCTCCAGAATCGAAAATCCCCTTCATTCCAGACCCAGTATTCTAAGGGTACGTTATCAGGTTGGACTAGTTGGCGAAGGCCTTCGAGTCCCCAATCAGATAGGTCGAGACTTACAAGTATTTTATTCGCTTCACGTCGTTGGTCATATGTGTAACGTTTGGTGAGTTTGGTGCTTAACCATCCTCCCATTACAGATCTCCCAACGGGATGTTCACGAGCAATTGCTTGGTTCAACCAGGTCAAAGGGGTACTAGCCTCAAGTGTTGAGAGCTTACCCGAAGGGATCCGTATTTCTTTAGGATACCCTTTCAGGAAAATAGCTCCTACACCTTCAGAGAGCCTCCCAGATAGAATCGATTTCTCTTTGGAAACGATTCCCCCGAACCTAGTAATAAGATTATAATATCTTTTATACAAGATCCGAGCTTCACACTCATCTGCACAAGAGATGACAACATCATCACCACAAATCCTAAACTGCGCGGTATCACTACCCGCAATGACGAATTTCAGGATGACGTAATGCATCAACTCGAACATAGGAAATGAAATATACAGGCCCATAGGTTGCCCCGCACGATAAAACGCCTTCTTAAGACCTTTACCCTCTCCGTATGACGATTTGTCATAGTAGAAAGGTAGGGATAAGAAGTTGAAATACCCTTTGGGAACACCCATAGATTCAAGTAGTTTTATCTGGACTTTCCGATCTAATCGGTCGGTAGCCTCGGACAAATCTATACTCATCATGTACTTGTCTTGTGAAAGACTTTCAATGATGAAAGTAGAGAACTTCTTCTGGTTTCCCGAAGAAATCTCTTCTAAAGACCAGAGCCATGTTCTGAGCCAATCAGACAGCTTTTTACACTGCAACTGAATGGCCCAATGGCCCACAAGTATATTTCTCCATTTACCTTTGTCTCTAATTGGTACAAGTTTCCCTAGACATAAGGGATCAGAATTCAAATCCTCATGGAGGAATCTGATAGCCGCAGGGATATCTTCATCCTTAAGTCCAATCGGACCAGAAAACGTCCGCCCATAATCATCGCAGAACTTCGTAGTAGTGTTTACACTCTCGGTTCTCTCCAAGACTTGAGGAGGAACACGTGGTAAATCCACATACATTCTCAGTTTTGATATGTAGGGGTCAGATGGTTTAGGAACAGGTACTTTAGTAACTGAGTGGTGTGAAGGGGTGTCCATAACAACTAGTTTGTAGGAATTGAGAACAACTAAGACGGCCTTAACAACCCGAAGGTTATTTCGGTGTCTCAAAAGATACTCAAATAGCTCCATATCTGGTATGATCGTTCCGCGGAAGCGGCGATTAGTAAACCAGGGTAGTTTGTAATTGGTTTCTCCTGCCAGGATGTGTATTGCCCAAGTTTTGAGCTTTTTACATCGAGACTGAGCATATCCAACCCCTGATTCTCCGATCCACTTAGCAATCGGCTCAGCAAGCTGTTCTGGAAGGTTAATTCCAAAAGGGACAGCCGTGTTCTTTCCGTTGATCTTAACAGATCTTGGGACGTTCCACAGCGCATCTAAATAGATCATTGTGGTCTCCTTAGAGATATGCAACAACGATAGATGAAACAGGAGGGTTACACACCTTCCTGAGGGAAGTCCTACGGGAC